TTCCTGTCCCTGCTGCTGCGAGAGAGTCTCAATTTCCCTCTTGATAGCAGAGGTAACACTCGCCGGGAGAGGAGCGTAATCGAGCAGAGCAATCGGAAATGTTCCTTGGCGAACGAGCATCGGCAACAACGGCTGCAAGTTCTCCCAAACGGCCATCTTCTGGTTAGGATCAGTAGGCGCGTCATCCAGCATCAAATCGTAAGAATCTGCCAGATCGTCCTTGACCAGCTGCAAGTACTGACTGTTGTATGGACCGCCAATACGGATCCATCTTCCGTCCGTCAAAAACATTCGCATGAAATCCAAAGAAATCTTGGCTTCCGATTCACGATAACGAGCGTAAGAATTAAAGATGGGGGCCAGGATTGTAAGCCCCTGCGTCTGTCTTTTTTGAATGGCGGGGCCAGCTTCCGCGCCTTCTGACTGACCGAGAACCTCCATGTTAATTCCGGTCACATCCCGCAAGGATTCAATGCTGTACTGAATCATGGTGGAAGCCGCTTGGGGGAAGGGCGGTGGAGGCTCAACTTTGACCATGGACTGGGACAAAGCTCCGGGCTTTAGACCAATGATAGAACCCGGTCGCGACCAGTCCCGACTGGCCTTCTGTGGGTTCTGGAAAGCGCCGGTTTCTGCCAGCATGGTGCCCTTGGGACTTACGCTGAACAGGTGTACACCGAGTGAGAAGTACTTGTTGGCTCCGCGCTGCGGATCCTTCATGGCCCTGACAAGACCGTACCAGCACTTCTCCTTGGCATCCCACGTACAGGTCATGGCTTGGTAGGTAAAGTGATCAAACGGCAAATCATCTTGTTGAAGGATAATGTTCCCGCAAACAAAGGCACGGTGGTATCTACGCTGATACTGCTGAACTGCGTTTATATCTTCGTTGATCTTTTTTGAGCGCTTCTTCAGTTTCTTGAAGTCTTCGTCAGACAGGACAGTAATGTTGTTATTCTTGTCTGCCACACGGTAAACAGTGTGCCGCTCAAACCACTGATACTCGATAACGTTAATATAGCCGCGATCGTTTGGGTTGCGTTCTGGAACATTAACCTTCTGCGTACCGTAGCTGGAAGTGCCCGGAGTCTCCGTAGTCGTCATGGTGTCGCCGCCACCGGGGGTGTAGTTGGTGTACTTCATACCGACCGGTGTTTGGGCGACGGGGTTAGTAATACTTGTGGGCTGAATACCCGAACCAGCGCCATAGATATTAAGTTGGTCCTGCTCCTGACCCGCAGCTTTAACCTCTGCTACCTTGTCAGGCCATAGCTGCCCTAACTCAGCAACCGTCATAACCTTCATTCGAGCGACCCATTTAGCATCGCCCAAGTTCTGCTGACGGGAATCCGGATCGTAGTACATATCCATACCGTCAACCTTGGTAAGGACAAACTTTCCGTCCAGATCTTCTTCATAATCCATGCGGTAGTTAACCCAACCGATACCGCGCACGATCATGTCTTTAAACGCCAGGGTGCGTTCGTACTCACCCCCGCATTGCTCAAGTGCCCACGAGTACGCCTCTGTAGCCAGATCGGAAGCACCAGCAGACTGCTCGTTAGTAGGATCGCGAGGGATAAAGATCATCTTCTGGCGATGCTGAATCTCAGTACCTACAATCGCGTTAACCATAGGGCCAATGCGGTTATATGTAATCGAAGGCTTGCCGTGCTCCTTTAGAGCGTTCTGATCTTCTTTCTCCCACTGATGACCGGCCACGAAAGCATCGTTCTCTTCCGCTTCTTTCCTCCAGTCGCCAAATGCGTCAGCAGACTTCTTTAGGTTATTGTGGATAGTCCTGACTAGGGAGAGATCTTCTGTATTATCAACTGGCATCTTTTAGGTACTCTTCCACTTCTCCAACGATAGCCCAAGCCTTTTGACAAGGGCAGCTGTTACGTCCGGGGATGTAATTAGACTCGCAAGCTGAACAACAGTCCTTATTAACCCTGCCGTCTGCAAAGCTAGTAGAGATTACCATTAAAACGTCCTTTAGGGTATCGGAGATCTCAATCAGCTTACCCCGACTGGCATCTTTAACTTCCCGGCGATTGACAGCTTTTGCCGATCTGGCAGCTCTAGCCTTGGCCAAGTTCTTACGGAGCTTGTCTTTAGTAGCCTCTGATACGTTACGCTTCTTCTTTTCTGTGGTCATGCGCTCATCCAACCTTCGCCATCGTCTGTAGAATACATCTCATTTTCCAGCTCTTCTTCTGTAAGAGGCCAGTCTAATTGTACCGTGTCATCCAGGAATCTGGACAACGCATCGATCATATCGTCATGGAAACCAGAGGGGAAAGTAAGGTACTCCTCGTTCCGGAATACCTTGACCAGATCCAGCTCCTCGCCCTCGAAGTTGGTGTACCAGAGGGATTTGGGGAACCATATGCGTCCCCCCTCAAACCAAGGAACCAGCCTGCGAACCCTCTCCTCCTTGGACAGCTTGCCGGCAACAGTCTGCAATCTGAACCGGTAATTCAGCTGTTCCATCTTCTCTGCCATATAGGCGTTATCTGCCTGCGCTCCGTACTGCTCATAGAGGACGCTACGAATAGGCTTCCACTTTCGGTGTAACCTAAACAGGCAATCAGCCCTTTCAGTAAGGGAGAACTTGTCCCTGACCATATCCAACAAATAAACGTTCCTGTCCTGAGACAAACCAATCACAGCCATAGCTGTGTAGTCAGAACGCTTCTTCTTGGAGTTGGCTGGATCAACCAAGATATATTTGGTCATTGACTTGGGATCGGTGTTCTCATACTGGGAAGAATCAAACCATTGGGCTTTAAACACCTCCCCGTCAGCACTACCTACGCGCTGCTGGTAAAGGCTGGTAAAATCACTAGATCCAATAGCCTTGCGAATACGATCCAGAGACATGCCACGTTCCCCATCGGGCAAGATCAATGGATAACGTTCCGGCCACAGAGCATCGCCCTGTTCACGCCAGCCTTCGTCCTTCTCTGCAATGGCGGGCATATTAAACAACTCCCACCCGTCATCCATGTGCTCTCGGAGAAGCCATCCCGCCAAATCGTCTTCGTGCCAGCGGGTCTGGATAATAAGCATCTTCCCGCCCTTCATAAGACGGGTGTAAACGACACTGGTAAACCAATCATGCAAAAGCTGGCGAACACGTTCGCTGTTAGCTTCTTCGCGGTCCTTGATAGGATCATCTACGATAACTAGGTGCCCACCACGGCCAGTGATGGATCCACCGCGACCCACGGCAAAGTACTGACCGCCAGATCGAGTAGCAAACTTCTGTACTGATGCGGAGTCTTCCGAAAGCTCAGTGCCGGGAAACACGGCGCTGTGCATCGGGTCTGCCATCAGGTTTCTTACTTTACGCCCGAAATCATCCGCCAGCTGTTGGGCATAAGAAGCCGTAATAACATAATGATCGGGATTACGGCCAAGATACCAAGCAGGAAAAAAATGGCTGCAAAGATTAGACTTACCATGTCTAGGAGGCATCGTAACGATGACTCGATCCTTCTCTCCACACTCAACGGCATGGAGAACTTTGGTAAGATACTCAATGTGCTTTGGCCTCTCGAACTGGGGCCAAAGCAGCCTAGCATAAGCCGCTACGCTATGACGAGCGAACTCAAGAGCTGCTTTCTGGTGATCATCCATCCTGGCTCTCGATTTCTATAGTAGTGGACTTGTAATCCTCTGCCAGCTTCTTAACTTCGTCCTGAGAGACGTTCATGTGCAGATGGAGAGTCTGGTTGCTCTTTGAAGCATGCTTATCAGCAACGCCCATGATCTTGGCCTGTGTCTCAAGAATCTGAGCAAGCACCTTAAGCCCAGCGATAGCCGTGTGATAAGACTCCGCCTCACGGGCTTCTTGAATGATATCCTTGGTGTCAGTGATCGCCTCATCAAGCGCGCTGACTACCTTGGTTGTATATCCTTCGTCTTGGGCCAACTGAACCGCCGTTTCCTTTTTGTGCGTTAGTGCAACGTCTGAGGTCATGCTCGCCAAGGGCTTGCCGTTCCCAAAGATTATTGATGTGTCAATTTCGTGTCGCCTACTGGATCTACAAGCAGGACAATTATCAGAATGTCGTTTTGAGGGAGTCATCCAGACACGAGTAGTGTATATCGGCTAATGCTTCTTTGTCAACGTGTTACACAAAGACTTTTAAAAAATGGTCAGAATTTCCGAGGCACTCAATGTTATAGGGAAGTGAGCCAGCTCCCTTCCCTACTGATATGGGACCCAAGTGCAAGAAGAATTGGCAGCGCCAGCACATAACTCTGGGAATGTGACCAAGTTTTGCGCCAGGTCGTAGGTCCAGGTCCAGGTCGTAGGCCAATTCTTCTGGGTTCTGGGCAATAGGTGGCCCTGTACATGACGTATCTCCTCCGCTCCGTCCCACCGGTAGCCCTGCCGCCCGGGGTGTCATATGAACCCCGGGGCAACAGGGCTACCGGAGGAACTGGAACTAAGGAGATACAACATGGAACAGGAACTCACCATTGCAACCCAGAACTTTAACCACCGGGAAGTCACCGGAGGCATTCGGTTCAGCGTCATGCTGGCGACTGCAGACGGAACCCCGGTCGAATCGGTCGCAGTTCGGACCAGCTCGCCGGAGTCCGTAGCGTTCTTCGCCCGATGGGTACAGGCGCTCGGCTTCCGCAAGGGCACGAAACTCAGCCAGTTCGCTGGGCCACGCGTTGGCACCAAGTTCATGGCCGAAGTCGTGGAGTCCGAAGTGCCCGAGGGCTACGGCAAGGCATCCGGCACTCTCAGGCTGGAGACTCAGGGCATGCTGCGGATTCAGCTCGCAGCGGATGAGCTGGACTCTCTGCTCTGAGCCGGATGTGCCCTCCCCGAAAGGGGAGGGCCTTCTGCTTTCTTTTTTTACCTTCGACCTGCGAAGTACTCAGGTCGTTGGCCGATGCGATTAGGCATTGGACCTGCGAGCAACGCTCAATGGTAACGCGTAAGCCCTGATCACTGTTGTTGAGGACCAAGCAATCTCAAAACTGACGAGCCGGATTCGATAGGCCATGACTCAGTTGCGATGGGGTGGTAGCCGACCTCACATTCGAGTTGTCTGGCGGGAGGTGCAGCCTTAACGGTACGAGCACGGGAACCCGCCAGGCAGCTCACCTTTTTTATTTACTTGGCAAGGTCGCAGGTCGTTGGCCGAAGGAGGATAGGATGAACGTACCAAGCAATATCAAACGCAACAACGTAGTTCTCGATGCCATTCGAGACACGCCTTCGTACTACTGGGAGGGTACTCTTTCCATGCGTAGTCGCGGGGACGAACAGCAATCGGGTAGCTCTTACGACATGTCTCCTCGTTGCATCGAAGCAGCTATTAAAGCAGCCGATTGGTTTGACTACAGTCACGATGATGTAAGCCCAGGTGTTAAGGCTTTTGTTACACACGATATCGGTGGTGACACTGGTGTCATTGCTCTTGATAAATTCTGTAGGACTGAGCCTCATACGTATGTCTCACTCGTAGACCCGAAGAACACTGGGTTCTATTCCGCAGAGGTGAAGCGTCATCCCGATCAGCCGCATTGGAAGACTGATCCTTCCAACTTCACCGTAATTCTTATCGGTGATCACGAGGGCAAGGACGTTGTGTTCACCTTCCATCCCGGTGAGCCTGCCATTCCTTCTACTCTTAATCATAGACCTGCCATGCAAGTTACAGCTGTCGCTGCTCTTGAGCTTGGGCTTCAGACATTGAAGCTCAGGCACTGACTCTTAGTCGGCACCCTCGAGATCTATCGGGGGTGTCGCGGAGTCAGCGTCCCGTTTTTTTAAATGCCTGCATCGAAACGATGTCGTTGGCCGACAAATGAAAGAAGAGGTGAGAGTAAATGACATTCAAGATTGACATTGATACTGAAGGAAAATTGCAGAAGCCAGTAAGAAAAATGCTGGCGACTGAGGTGCCCGAAGATGTGCTGGCTATGCTGAATGATTACCTTGATAAGACTAATCTTAGAAAGGTGGAAGTTGTTCGGCAAATGGTTTTGTTTTGCTTGCGAGATTTGGGGTACTCGGGAGCGGAACAATACATTAAACCTCTCGCTCCCAAATCAAACATGAATTGGGGAAGAGGTAAGGAACAGAGATCTGATTAGAATGATGAGGGAAGCGCCGCCCTCCCCCCGCGACTCGCGAGCGAGGGGAGGGCAGCCCTCCCCCCCTCAAGCATACAACAAAAGGAGAGATGAATGACTGATGTAGTTAGGACACAGAAAGCAAGAAGCGTTCAATCTGTTTCGGATTGGGTGAACAGTACAAGTGGCATGAGCATGCACTTGGATGTGCCTGCCTTTTGGCTTATCCAATCTAGGCCAGGGTCAGCTGATAATTATCCGAGTTGGGTAAGCGAATACTTTAGAGAGTGTGAAGAAATCAGTGACCCCAATCCTCATCACACTCATAATAAGCCTGTCTTTGCACGTTGCTGTCCTGTTAATCCAGCTCATGGATTTGAGGACAGCATTATTGTTAAGTCTCGTCTTGAGCTGCGTAATCTTTGGGACAAGATGATCGAGACAGATCCCAATGGTGAGATACTTCTCATGCAGTATGTCAGCTCAACTTCAAGCTCTATCATTACACCATACACATTGACTGTAGGTAAGGGCCATGACGGTGCAACTAATGGAGACGATCCTCTTACTCTAGCTTACGATTCAACTACGAGTGATGGATTGCTTAACGATAGTTGGGGTGACTTGGCTAGTCAGTCGGGCGTTGGTAATGATGGTGACTGGAAGCCATCTGATCCTGATGCGAAGCATCCTTTTCTTGAGATTGTTTGCAATAGGCATCGCATGTTTCATATGCACGATCATGCCGAGGCCTTTGGCATGGGGAACAATAATCTTAGAAGGGACAATCGTAATTGGATTGTTCAGTGCCGCAAGGGTGAACATGTTCAATCAGGGATGAAGGACTTTGTACCCAAGGACTTTGAAGTAAAGAAAGTTATTTATCCTACTGGAAAAGAAACTCTTATTGAGTGGCGAGACAGGATGGCCAAGGTCAGTCAGGATAGCGATGGCTCAGGTGTAGCTGTCTATCACCACAAGGGAGCTATCACTTCCCATTGGGGTATCAATTGTATGGAGTATAACATCCCATACTTTACAACCTATGAGCCATCGATAGGAAACAAGATTAGGGCGAAGGACTTTATTCAATCTAGCTACGAGCATATTGATTCGGAAGTTGTTGACGGTATCTGGTTGGCTACTGTTAATAATGAAAACGATCCTGTTCATGGAGTACATACTCCTTCTACTGTTACATATCCCGAAGCTGTAGACATGATGCTCTTTGGTCTGCACAACTATCGTCTTCAGTCACCAAGGGTGGGCAGTAGGTTGCTCGGCCTAGCTATTGGATCGGCCATGCGTCTTCTTCAAGCAGCTTGCTTGGGTGAGCTAAGACATAACAAGAAGACTGGTTTGTCTAGACAGCAGATCTTCCAAGCATCTTGGACTGACTATCTTTACGGACAGAAGAAGATGATCAAGGCATGGCGAGCATTTAGAGATGAGTCGTGGTCGTCAGGCTATGGAGGTCATGCTTGGGCTGAGTGTGCATCGAGCCAGCTTGAGATGCACATGATCTCTGAAACTTATGCCAAGTACCATGGTACTGCTAACTATAAATCTCTTGTTGATGCGTTCAACATCGCAGTTAATAGAGCGCACAATAATGGATGGGTCTTCAATAAGTTTGCAGATAGAGGTGTCTTCGATGCAGCTGCTGAATCTAATGTTAGGTTTGCTGCTGAATGTACTTCAGTCCTTAATCATTACGGCAAGTTTATTTCTGAAGGCAAGGCAGCCTTGTCCAATACGGTTCTTGGTACTGCTTTTGTTTCGCATAGACGTAACTGGAAAAAGCAAAGACCAAACAAACTGAATGTTCAGTTGGCCTATGATGCCAAGATGAATAAGCATGTACTTGTTGATCTTGATTACCTGAAGAACATTGGAAGTGATGTCGCTACTTACTTGACGAGTCTTCATCCAGGACCTCCCAAGTTCATGGTACTTCTTAACCTAAGAACACTCTCGAACAAGAGAGTTAATACTGTTCATCATGTAATCCATATTCAATATGGGCAATACGATTCACAGAAAACTGATAGGCCTACTCAGTACGGCAAGATTGATGTACCTATTAACAACAGTGATGCCGGTAATTCTTTGGTTGAAAAGATTCAACTTAACTTAGACTCAGATGACTGTGAGTATGTGAAGAGCATGGCCGGTACTCATACTGTCTATGCCGTAGGCCACGTTTATCCGTATGCTCATTCGGGAACTTATGTCCTTAAATGTCAAGACCCTAATGACACAAACACTAGGTTTACAATAGGGACAATCGATGACCCTGATTTTCACAGGGCATACACCAAATGGAAAGAGGAGGAGCAAGCATATGTCGCGCAGGAAGAAGAAGAAAAAGAATAATGGACAGGAGTCTACTATTAATTACCCAACACCCGATGAGCTTGAGGCCAGGGGTGAGAGTCAGTGCGTTAGCTTCCTAACACAGAATGGATTTGCTGACATGCTGGACTACGAAGACTGGTATGATCAGATGAATCCGGATTGGGATGTTAAAGAGGAGGATGACATGAAAGATTGGTTTGGAAGTGGTGGGACAAATGATACGCCCACCTCTTTGACTAAGTTTAAAAACAATTCAACTACATACAAGGCACCATCTACTGGTAAGCAGGGGACCCTGTATCCAGGCACAAGCTATGTATCCAAGAAGTCTTGTCCGACTCACGACGGAACTCAGATTGTATTCCGCCGGGGTAACGACAAGTTTATGAAGGAGGTTGCCGGGGCACAGGGCGCACATGTTCTAGTTGAACCCGAGCTTAAGTTGGTCATTGATCTCGCAGGTATGTTCCATCCTCCCGAGCCAGACACACTTAAGTTTACACCGGGCACGAACGACTGCGCTTACCAAGATAAGATGGATCAGCTCTCATCCCATCTGTATCAGCCAGCTGTTCTGGATATTAAATGGCAGGACATGGGTGTTCCTCCATTGGACTTCCCTTTCTGGAAAGATCTTTGGTCGATCCTCCCTAATGGACGTACAGTTGTATGCTGCTTTGGTGGTCATGGCAGAACGGGCACAGCTCTCGCTTGTCTGTTGATGGCAGCTGACAAGAGTATCACTGCCGAGAAAGCCACGGCAGTTATCCACACCAAGCACTGTGAAAATGCAATCGAAAGCTCAAGCCAGGAGAAGTACCTCAAGAAGATCCAAGCTCAGAGAGATGAGATGCTTGCAGCCTGACCCTGTTACACCTGTTACATGTTACAGGTCACATCGACATATAAGCCAGAGAGGTGGGGCTACCCCCTCTTCTATAGTATAATAATAATATTAATATAGAAGATTATATGTAACATGTAACAGAACAGGAATAACTCCCATGGCTACTACGCTTTTCCTGTTACACCTACCACTACCACTACCTGTAACATCTGTAACATCATATCAATATACCTAGTATAAACATGTACTTACATACATGTGTTTTATTCCTGTGTTACACGTTACACCCACACCAAACACTATCCCGTTACATGTGTTACATGTAACATAACCAAACTTTGGAGAAACCAATGACTAAAGAAGAAGATATTAACCTGACCCCTATCAAAATGTTACAGGTATCGCTGCTCCCTATGCCCGGTGATTCCAATTCATGGCGCGCTCATTTCCAATACGGAACCCGTGGCATGAAGGAGGATGGAGCATATGTTTCTCGAAGCACCTTGCTTGAAGACAGAGAGGCTGTGCTTATTACAAAAACATTCACCAATCACACACGTTCTCTTCGCCCTGGATCTGCCAGCATTTACTTCAGCCTCAACAAACCTGGCTACATGGAGGCAGAAGATCCTGTCCTTATACATAACTGCATCGATCGCCAGACTCTCGTGTCTTATATCAGAGGTACGATTAACCACCTCTGGCCCGAGGAACAATCCTTCCAAGAAAAGGTAGAGGAAGAACTCAAGTCCGAAGCCAGGGATGTAGCAAAGGAGATGGAAGAGATTAATCCTGGCAGTACCTTGAACACAATCCTTGACGATCTTCTTAATGAGGGACAAAAGAAGAAAGAAACTTTCCATTAACAATTAGCCATTGACATTTACCCCAGGGTTAACCTCCTTTTCCCAGGGTATTTCCTATATGTCAGTGGTTAGGGACCAGGACTTGAGCCGTTCCACTTAAGTCCTGGTCCCATTTTTTTGGGAGATGATATGGACAACAAGACTATAAAGAAACCTTTAACCGAGATCACAAGACCGGAGTACTTAGAGTTCATGGAAAAGAGAGGAGCCAAACCAACCAGCTATCACAACTGGAAGAAGGCATGTCTTAACATAGCCAAGAACAGGTACGGCATATCGTTGTACGACATGGTTAGTGACGACGAGGAAATCTTCCAAGGATTCTGGGATCATATACCTAGCGAGAAGTTCGTGGATGAAAGAGCAAAGAAACATAACCTTATCAACATGGAAGAGGTGGCAAAGAAATGAGCCGAGTTTATTTTGATCATGTCGATGAAGACAGAGAAGTTTGTATTGGTTTGGACAAGCCAACTAACAGTTGGTTCATTCAGATTTGGAAGTATGGCTGCGAGCAATGCGGATCCGACGTAGATTACATGGAGAAAGAACACAACTACCATGGCGGTCAACGCATGGACATGCTCGAGACAGTGGAGCCATTGATCAAGAAGGAATCAGATGAAGTCAAAGAGTACTGGTCCAAGGTCAAGCAAGCTGTTGTCTTGGACCTTGATCCAGGGGATGTACCTAGATCTGACGATGTACCATTGACCATGAGTCACGAGCTTGTGGATGTGATCAAAGAGTTTATGAACTCACCAACACTGGACTCTAAAGATGGACATTGATTTTGAGCGTAATCATCTTGGCGCATGGCACCTTAAACACAATGCAAGTTACAAGATCCAGTGCAAAGACAAAGCAATAAACAACTCTGGTTGGTACGACATCAAGGTATCTACGGATACACCCAGCCCGCACGGGTGGATCTATACCGTGGAGCTGTACGATACATACGAATCAGCACTGGCTGAGATGACTGTGCTCAAAGAAGAGAAACCATATAGCAAAAATTTCTTGCGTGTTATGTGGGAGAACCACCCAGAGGACTGGGATCCATACAGTTATGATGGACCACATGACGATACGATTGATGAAATGCTCACGTAATACGGCACGTATAGATGCGAGTAGTGAGCAAGCACAGGGGCTTGGACTTAGGTTCAAGCCCCTGTTTATTTTAAGGAGAAGACCATGACAAAGAAAAAGACTTACGACCTTATCGTAAAGACTTACGACCTTGACGAACTCAATGAATACTTTCAGATACCAACCGTGCTACCACCTGATCTCGAAGAGAAAGAGATAGCAACCTTGCCCGATGGACGGAAGATCCTGTCCTTACTACCAGCTGATCAGGTAGAGAAAGAGGAGGAAGATGATGGTTAAAGAAATAAGCGTTTATGAATTCGTTGACGAGTTCAAGAAACGTGACCGCATGAAGGGCTGGACACATGAAGGATTGACAGCTCTATACAATTACCTTGAAGAGTTGTGGGAACATGGTGGAGCCTTTGGTCATAGGTACACCCTCGATGTAATCGCACTCGACTGTGAGTTCACACAGCATGATAGCTTTGATGAAGTGAACAAACTGTACGACAACAAGTTCTCTTCCATTGATAAGCTGGAAGAGGAGACGACAGTAATCAGGGTAGACAACGAATCAATTATCATTGCAGACTTCTAGTAACCAATGGCAGAGCATGGCTAACAACCATGCTCTGCCATTTTTTTTTAAATTTTTGCCGCAGCCGAACCCTCTACGTCGTTGGCCGAGCCGCACTCCTCAACGTAAGCAGCCCACACTTCGCTACCCTTCTTGCTTTCCATATATTCTCTGGCCCACACACGCACCTGCCTGCGCTGGCCCGACGCACCAGCGTCAGCCATCATCTGCTTGAAGCCTTCATCTCTAAGGTAGCCACCTACCCTGCGGCTGAAAGCCATGGTCGATTTGCTTACGTGATCGTAGCCAAAGACAGCTCGTGCTGCGTCGTCGATGCGGATGACCGAGCGTGTTTCGACAAGGCCCCTGATGATCTCCTCCTCTGGACCAACGATCCTTCTAAGTTCCCTGCCTGTATTTAGATCTGCCATTACCTCTGGTGCAATGACCAGTCTCTTGTTGTCACGGTAGGATTGGACAGCCTCCGCTAACAATTGGCCACGGTTCTTTATCATCTCCTCGAAGTTAAGTTGTCCAACACGCACGGGTAGGTAGCGACGGTTACTTGTATCTATCAGGTACGTCGAGTCGTTCGTCGTGCCGGCAAAGACGAAGGATCTTTTACGATGCGTAACGTTCTTTGCGTAGGGTCGTCGGAAGCTGTCACTCTTTTTGGTAAGGAAGGACTTGAGAGTTTCCACTTCCGATTTACGGAGAGCAGTAAGCTCGCCCATCTCGACAATCCAGCACTGCTCACTATGTAGTTTTCTTGCGATCTCATCTTCACCCTTCCTGTCTAGCTCAAGGTTAGTTTCTATGTGGTACTCACCACCCAGAATCCTGAGTGCGGATGTCTTGCCCACACCCTGCTCGCCCTCAAGTATCATGGCGTAATCAAACTGCACCCCAGGATCCAAGACTCTTGCGACCGCACCCTTCAACCACACCTCACCTATCTCTCTGTTGGCAGGCGTGTCATCAGCACCGAACAAGTCTATCAACCAAGAGCCAAGCCGTGGCGTACCATCCCATGTGATTGTAGTTAGCCAGTCCTTCAGATCATCGAAGGGTCTGTCGCTAGCTGCACGGAGGATGGCATCGTTGACTGACTCCTTGCTAAACTCACAGCCTACCTTGCGGATGATCCATGTCTGTATGCAGTTGATATCTACGTCAGTGACAGGGCGTGGCTGCTCGTCACCCTCACGGTCACGCACCTCGGCAGGTAACTTAACGAACACCATGTCGGAACGTTGGTTGTGCCAGATACCTTGCAGCTCGGCGGCGCACTTAAAAATTTGGCGCAAATTTTCTGCGTCCTTAACTACCTGACCCTTGGCAGTTAGCCTTAGATCCCACTCATCTCTGGCCGAGAACTTAAGTGCGAATCCCCACGGCGCACGGCTCTTGTTCTCTGCGTCAGTTATCTTGTGCTGTATATCTTTCTCTGACCATGGGTAATTATCCCCGGTCTTCCCGTCGATACACTTGGGGTTGAACACCTCGTCAAAGATCTTGGCTGCATCTGCCTGCTCCAAGCAGTAGCCACGGGTAACTACCACAGCTGCACGGAACGCAGCCGTGTGGCCAGCGGCACCTGCGATGCTGCCTTCCATCTTGTCCAGCGCCCGCCGTGCCCATGCTATCCTGTCCTCGGTAGGCGGCAGCGATGCCTGCGTTGGCCGAGCGCCAGTCTCATCCACACCTATCTTGCTTGCGTTCTTGAACGCCAGTGCCCACTCATCAGGTGCAGGGCACAGCTCGTTCTCTGGCCCACGCTCCCACTTGTATGTCTCACCCGACAGGTGAGGGGAGGGAGGACACACGAGGAATCCATTGACCTTGATCTCCACACCCGGAGCGAACGTGTTAAGATTACCCTTTGGCCATTCACCTTTCTCCAAGTAGATGTGGTATCCACCGCTACCAGTCAGCACCCTCGGTGTAGCACCGGGCAGCGGGCCAAGGATCTTTACCAGTTCATCGAGGCTCTCCAGCCCTCCGTTCTTCGGGTCAACATCAATGCAAATAAAATTTCTGATGGGGATACCCAGCCCACCCCCACCATCTATGTGTTGCTGTATTTTTTCTGCGTCATCTACTACGGCAGCAGGCCCACCGATGGGGTGCTTGCCCGCACATTTCTCCGGCTCCTCCCCATCGCACGAACATCGCTTAAGTCCTTTATCGAATGGGTAAACGAGCACTCTCTCCACAGGTAACTTCAATTTATTCTCCTTAATATTGTGGTTAGCCATTGGCGAAGGGCATACTCTGCTGTAAAACGCATCGCCATGCAAGAGTACGAACCGGGGTTGATTTGTCAGGGCTGTTACGTATTATTCCGTCCATTCCGTACTGTAACCAAGGACCACACACAAAGATGCCCTGATTGTGGGGAGGAAGTGTGGCCAGAATTGAAAGGAAAACATGTGATGGAAGACACCAAGAAGGAAGATCTATGAGCAACGTAGAAGATATCGAGGGCGTAGTTAAGTCCAAGGCACTCACCTACAGGTGGGGATGGGAACAGTTCCGCATCGGTTGGGTGGAGAATACACCGCGCTTCTCTTTCCAAGTAGCGAAGAGCCCACCTATCCATATCCCCATCGAACATCTGCCACGCATCCAAGAAATCTTGGACGACTTGATGATGGTGCTGGACAACCACGAGGCTTACGACAAATAGAAAGGTAACTACATGAGCACAGCTCAGAACTGGGTGGACTCTATCGAACGGCCAGACACACGGGCCAACCGATCAGCAGTCCTCAATCGTATAGCTAATTATTTAAACCCAGGATCTAACTTAGAAACATTTGATTGGACAAAGGTAACTCGGCAGGATGCACAACGACTGAAGGATTACTTTCTAAACGATCGGAAGATGAAGCCGACAAGCGTAAGGTTTCAACTGTCCACTCTTCGATCAGTACTACGCTACCATGTAGAGGAAGGGCTGCTGTCCAGTGATGTACTGGCAAGAGTCCGGGCGGTTAACCTACCCGCCAACCCAACAGTAGGACACACAGGCAGGGCACTCTCTCGTATGGAGATGGGTACTATCTTTGGCCTTGAGTCAAGGACACCTGTGGACAGGATGGACATTGCTATCTTCTCTGCCCTTGTAACCACAGGCATGAGAGTGTCCGAGCTTTGCTCCGTCAAGGACGAACAGCTCAAGCCCACGGGTGCCATCAGGTTCATGGGCAAGGGCAGCAAGGAGAGGGACACATGGTTGTCCGGACCCACCTCCTACTACTTGGATCTACACAAGGAGGACTGCAACAGGGAACTACCGTGGTTGTTCCAGAACGTGGGCAACCGCACACCCGGCAGGCTGGACAGGTTCCATGTTCGAGCCAGCCTCAACAGGTTGTGTCGTCGGTCGGGCGTTCCGACGTTCACACCACACGACTGCCGAAGAACAGTGGCTACAATTTTATTGGACGAAGGTGTTGACCTTTTAATTGTATCTGATTTACTCGGCCATTCCTCCGTCGAAGTCACCAAACTTTATGATCGACGGGATGAGCAAACTAAAATAGATGCGCTCAAAAAATTGCAAGGATATATGGAGAGCTATGACTATGGAAACGAATGATGAGAAGCTCGAAGAGAAGGTAGAAGCAGCGAGCGAACAAGCAGCCGAGTGGTTGCAGGCTGCAATGAACGAGCTTTGGAATGACTACGAGGAGCAGGTCAATCCAAAGGAGCATAAGGATTTCAGTACGCTGTACTTCAACACGGTTGACTTTATCTTCCTTAGACTCTGTACACTTTTGTACACAATCCACGTATCAAACCCGTCGTTGGCCGAAGCCTACCAGACTGCGCCAGTCCCGGTGAAGAAGGTACACGACAAGATGAGTGAGACAGTACGAGAGAACACACTGCCCAATGGAAAGGACCACGACGATGAGTAGCCTTGAAGATCTCTTCGACGAGAACATGGTATCCGAGATTGAAAATTGGGAGCCATCTGATAAAGACTTGTCTGACATTGGGCAGCTAGCCTCTAAACTTATTGAATGTCAGAACGAGGTGAAGCAGCAAGAGGAGCAGCTAGCTCTTGCTAAGTCCAGGCTCAAGGAAGTGCAGGAAGAAGCACTGCCTGCGGCTATGGAGAAGACAGGTCTGTCCGAGATCAAGCTAGCGACAGGCGAGAAACTTTCTATCGATCGGTACTACGGTGCAAGCATCCCGGCAGAAAATAAAGAGCAGGCCTTCGAGTGGCTGCGAGACACCGGCAACGGAGACATCATCAAGCACACGGTCGGAGTTGACTTCAAGAAGGGAGAAGGAGAGTCGGCTGAACGAGCCTACGAACTCCTACGATCTGCTGGCTTTGAAGCGAAGGATGAGGAGAAGATCGCGCCGCCTACTCTGAAGGCGTTCGTGCGAGTAGAAGTAGAGGAAGGACGCACGTTGCCTCCCCACTTCAATGTATTCATCGGACAACGTGCAAAGATTAAGAGGTAGATAATATGTCAGTCAAAGCTGTAAAGGTTAAAGATGAAACACTCCCCGCTGAAATGTTTGAAGGGATGGAGGGATTCGGTACTGAGTTTTCTCAGGACGAAGTTGTCTACCCCTTCATCTCCCGGATCCAGACCAACTCCCCGCAGTTGATCCCCGGTGACTCGCAGTATGTCGAGGGTGCCAAGCCCGGTGACCTGCTGCACACCACCACCAACAAACTATACAGTGAACTCAACTTCATCCCCATCAAGTTCCAGCACATCATCATCCAGTGGCGTGATCGTGACAGCGGCGGTGGGTTCGTCGCCGCATACAACCCCGGAGATCCTGCTATCCCTGCGTCCCACAAGGTAGATAATGTTTCTATCGTAACGGACGATCCTCAATCCTACCTCGAACCTAACCTACAGTATGTGTGTGCGTTCTTTGATGGGGATGAACCCATTGGTCCTGCCATTCTTAGCTGCAACAAGAGCCAACTTAAGTACGCTAAGAAGTTTAACGTGGCCTTGCAGAACAAGAAGATCAACCTGTCCGATGGACGGAAGATCTCTGCACCAATCTTCTCCCACGTTTACGGACTGTCCACCATGCTTGAGTCCAACGCCAAAGGATCTTGGTTCAGCTACAAGTTTGGTGAGGGCAGGGCAGTGACAGACAAAGCTCTGCTGCAAGAGATGCTGGAGACAGCCAAGCAGATGCGCGAGAGCGAGCAGGTGTTTGTTCCCAAGGACGAGCAGTCCGAAGGCAGCACCGACGACGCATTCGAGATCTAATATGTTCGGCGCAGATTGGTTTACCAAAGTACCCGAATCTGATTGGCAACCACCCTCCGAATTCCCTGACCTATCTGCTGCCGATAAGATTGCCGTTGACTTAGAAACCAACGACCCTAACCTAAAGGATCACGGCCCCGGCTGGGCCACAGGCAAGGGCAACATCGCTGGTATCGCAGTAGCCGTGGAGGATTGGAAGGGTTACTTTCCGATCCTCCACGAGAACGGCACCAACATGGACAGAGACATGGTGCTCCGCTGGATGCGGGACGTTATGTCCGACGACAAACAAGACAAGGTGTTCGCTAATGCTACCTATGATGTAGGCTGGCTGAAGCGAGAAGGTGTCGAGGTGAAGGGGCGCTGGCTTGATGTTCAAGTCGCCGCCCCTTTGTTGGATGAGAACGCCAGAAGCTATTCGCTTAACGCATTAGGTGAGCACTACCTTAAGGAAACAAAGAGCGAGTCGTTGCTGTACGATGCGGCTGAAGTCTTTGGGTTCGATCGCAGGCAGGCCAAGGGTAAGATCCATGTCCTCCCCCCGCAGTACGTAGGTATCTACGGTGAACAGGATGCAGACCTGACACTTAGATTGTGGGATCACCTTTGGCAATTAATCCAGAGCAAAAACCTGGAAGAGATCTTTGATCTTGAGACTAGGTTAACCCCCGCTCTGTTCCAGATGAGATGGGATGGGGTAAGGTTCGATGAAGCCAAGGCTAACTTGCTCCGCACTAACTGGACTAACTCCTATGAATCTATCCTTTGGGAATTGAAAGAGAAGGCAGGCAAGGAGGTAGATATCTGGGCGGCAGCTAGCATCCACGAGGCAGCAGTGTCGGCAGGGATCAAGGACTTCCAGTGGACAGCGACAGGCAAGCCATCGTTCACCTCTGCCATACTGGAGGAATCTAATGATCCGTTTCTTAAAAAGATTAAGCAGGCGAGAAAGATTAGCAAAGGTCTACAGTTCATCACCAGCCTCATCGAATGTTCCGCGCAAGGGAACGGGAGGATCCACGCACAGATACACCAACTACGTGGAGACGACTACGGAACTGTCAGCGGCAGACTCAGTTACAGTAACCCTAACCTTCAACAGATCCCCACAAGGGACCCAGAAATTGGAGCGCCTCTTCGTTCTCTTTTCCTCCCAGAAGAAAACGAGCGCTGGATATCTGCGGACTACTCAAGCCAAGAACCTCGGGTGCTCATGCACTACGTGGTCAAGCGGGATTTTGCTCCGGATCATCCTCTGGTTCGCGAGTACACAACCAATCCAGATGCGGACTTCCACGCCTTGGTATCAGAACAACTAAACATCTCTCGGTTCCAAGCCAAGACTATCAACCTTGGCATCATGTATGGGATGGGCAAGGCAAAGCTGGCAGCACAACTCGGAGTCAATCAATCCGACGCAGAGCTTATCCTTAACAAGTACCACACGCAGTTCCCCTTCGTTCGCCAGCTTAAGAAGCTGTGCGAATCCATCGCCAAGAAGACAGGGGAGATAGGTACGCTGGCGGGGAGAAGGTGCAGGTTCAACCGCTTCTCTCCTCGTGGTCAGTACGGGGTAGCTGCATTGCCAATGGAAGAAGCCCTTAAGAAGTGGCCAAGGCTGGAGCTTGAACGAGCCTATACCTACCGTGCGCTCAACCGATTGATCCAAGGGTCGGCTAGTGACCAGTGCAAGATTGCTCTTACCAAGCTGCACGAACAGGGCATCGTCCCGAAGATAACTATCCACGACGAGGTGTGTGCCAGTGGCGACGAAGATACCATGCGTACAATCATTGACTGCATGGAGAACGCAGTCGAAACCAAGGTCCCGTTTAAAGTAGAGGCCAGCATGGGCGACACATGGGGCGGCATCGCAAAGTAAATTTTATACTTGACTAACGTAGGGGGCGCGCCAAGTGTCTGACGTACATCCACCACATTATCGAACAGGGGACATCGAGTGCATAGACGCGATTCGCTCGTTCCTTGGTGAGAACTTCAAGCCCTACTGCTTAGGCCAAGTAGTTAAGTACGTGTGGCGCGCAGGTAAAAAGTATTCGGACGAAGACACCACCGACTTAGAGAAGGCTATGTTCTATCTGCAAATGGCCATTGGCCACGACCCTCGCACTGATAGGTAGTTACATGTTATCCTGTACTAGTGGCCGGTCAGAACGAAGCGGGGTTTTGGTCCCTTGTAAGAGGACATCTCAAAGAGATGGTGGTGCCTACTCGTATCGAAAACACAGCCAGCCCCGGCGTACCCGATGTCTTCTGGACACACAGAAAGGTGCGAGGTTTAACTGGCTGGATAGAGTTGAAGATAATCAGAGGAAACAAGACACGCTTCGGACAAGAACAAGTCGCGTGGATAAAGTCTCATGCAAATCTTGGTGTAAACGTTTGCATCCTGGCGAGGAAGGACGACACCATACTGCTATGGGACGGGTCCCAAGTAGCAGAGGTAGCGTCTGATGGGATCCAAGTCGAACCAGTCGGGGCATGGGACAGGCCATTCAAATGGGACGAGATCATCGCAGCCATCATGGACCGCCAAGCTCCACATATCGGTTGATCCACAAGTCGATGCTGCCGCTTACTACAGAAGGACCAACCACCTTGGAAGTGGGGAAAGGTTGCAGTATGTGTGCCTTCTCGATGCCATTCAAAACTTACACTCAAACCATCCCGAAGCTAGGCAAGAAGCTAGGGATTGGGTCAGCAGCGACAGGGAAGACCATGTGTTCTCCTTCCTCCAGTGCTGTGAGACATTTGACCTTGACCCCAGCAGCGTAAGAGAAGCACTCGAAAGAACTAAATGGGATCCCGTAATAAAAAGACTGAGGCTGTACGCATTGTAGGGCTAGCCGATTCCATCTCCCGGAACAGAAATACCGGACATGCTATGGACAGGCTGGCAGAGATATGCGAACTACTAGGCCCCGGATGGGGGTTGAAAGTCTACTGGTCCAGCTCTGGCTGGGAAGTAGACATACGATCCGGCTATGGACTCATACCATATTACAGCGTTGTCGAAGATAAACTTATTACAGCCATAAAAAAGATGGCACAAAAAATATATAAGGACGCAGAAGATGGATCTATCCACGTATCCCTTCAAGACTAGACCGTATGCACATCAATATACTATCATCGAAAACAGCTGGGCAAGAAATGATTACGCTCTCCACTTGGAGATGGGGCTTGGCAAGAGCCGCATAGTAATCGACAACCTAGCCATACTCCACGCCCAAGGTAAGCTGACCCACGCTATCATCCTCGCACCAGCAGGAGTCTACTCCAACTGGTTGCTAGAGTTTGACAAGCACCTCCCCGACACAGTGCCATTAGCCTTGCACCTTTGGAAGAGGCTGGGCACCCAGAAGGAAACAGACGCTTTCAAGAGTATCGTACTAGAAGACACCGACTCCTTGCGTGTACTGGTAATGAACATTGAAGCACTGTCCACAGAGAAAGGACAGAAGGCTGCGGAGGTATTCAACAAGAAGATCCCTGGCCCCAGCGCAATCGTCATTGATGAAAGCACCGCAATCAAAAACCCCTCTGCTCGTAGAACCAAGGCGGCTATCAAGCTAGGCAAGGAAGCTGACTACCGGCGCGTACTGTCGGGACTCCCCACCCCCAACTCACCCCTCGACTTGTACGCACCCTTCTCTTTTCTAAGTGGTGCCAACAGACACCTGCTTGGATACGATAACTACTACGCCTTCCGCTCCCGCTACTGCATAGAGAAGACCATGCGTATGGGTAGCCAACGCCAGTTCAAATCCGTAGTAGGTTACCGCAGATTGGATGAGCTACAGGGCAAGGTAGAACAGAACGCTGTACGACTTAAGAAGACAGACTGTCTGGACCTACCGGAGAAGTCCTACCTTCAACGATCCTGCGAGTTAACTAGCGAGCAGTCCAAGTTGTACAAGAGCTTGAAGAAAGAGTTCCTCACAGAGTACGAAGACCAGACAGTATCCCCAACCATAATGATCACCAGACTGCTACGCTTCCAGCAGCTAGTCACTGGCCACATTACCACCGATGACGGTGAGGTCAGGGAAGTTCCCAGCAAGAGACTCAAGTGCCTCATGGAACTACTGCAAGAGGTCAGCGGGAAGGCAGTCATCTGGACCAACTTCCGCTACTGCATCAAGGACATAACCAAAGCCATCGCTGAAGAGTACGGCAACGACTCGGTAGCCTCCTACTTTGGAGACACCAAGCAGGCAGATAGGGTCGAGATAGTAGAGAGGTTCCAAGACCCCAACTCAGACCTACGGTTCTTTGTCGGCAACCCATCCACCGCTGGCTATGGCATCACCCTCACAGCTGCCAACCTAGCCATCTACTACAGCAGGGACTTCCGGCTGGACAACAGGCTGCAAAGTGAAGACCGCATCCACCGCATCGGACAGACCAAGGGAGTAAGCTACGTAGATCTCTACACCCCGGACACTATTGACGAGCGGATAGTCTCAGCCCTCAGATCCAAGCTGGACTTAAGCGCCAAGGTACTAGGGGAGAAGGCAGCTAAGTGGCTGTAAAGAAACCCACCCGCATCAGCACGTTCAAGGACAAAGAACCAAGTGCCGTTAGCCCTTTGCAATTAGCCGAGAGCATTGTTCAAAGAGTAGAGGATAGGGTTGACTGGTGGTTGGCCAATTCAAAAAGAGTATCCACCGGTCGCCCATCCGAAACGAGAAAGAACTTTGTCAACGTCCACATCACCGCCCTTATAGAGACAAGGGATCTGATGAGGCTGCTACTGAATGAGCTACAAGAGTGGAGGAATGTCCTTTGGCCAAGAGCCACTGCCGACATACTAACCAAGCATGCCTTCCAGGCGCAGCTCAAGTACAAAGATCTTTACAAACTGGAAAGATTAAAGAACCATAAGTCTGCTATGCTCGCGCTCAAGATGAAGGCTGGGTTGTCAAAGCTGGAAGCTGAGTCAATTCTAGCCAAGCTAGACGACGAGTATCTCAGTGATTTCGTTCGCAGGATTACAGAGCTGGAACCCCAGACATCCCAACCACCGGAATAGAATCGTCTTCGCCCATGCTCGCTGCCATCGCAATCGGGATAAGGCTCATTGCAAGTACCTGCGGGTACTTTTCAAGTAGCGCTTTAAGCCTTGGCAAAGCTCCTCGTTCCCCACGCCTAGCCCTCAAGGTTAGGTCAATCAAACGTGCGGTTGCTTCCGGGTTAATCTCAACACCCTTTGCCCGAGCCGCTTCGATACCTGCCTTAGCCTCGGCTGCACCCGGCCCCTCGGTAATAAACTCTTGGGCCGAAGCCGGCCTACCCTTGGCAATGTTGTGAAGCTCTGCACCCCGATCAGTTGCAGGGTCGTAGAACTGGCCGAACTTTTCCGGCGGGACGTTATCTGATGTAGGAGCCACGCCCCTGATCTCCGCTACACGGGAACCAAGCTCGCGACCCGAAGGAGACTTGCCAGTGGGTTGACCTTCAAGCGGGCCATGCACATCAACAACATCTGTTCCTGTTGGTAGGTTGCTTTCATCTGTAGCCCTACCTCTCGGCGCTCCCCTCGGCACTTGGACACTCATCATTTCTGGATTAAGATGGTCCGTTGTCCCGAGCCGGTTAGCAAACAGGTCCGGAATTCCCGCCATGGTTCTTGCTTCCTCGGCATCTTCCTTAATGTTCTCGGAAACTTCGGTGACAACATTTGGGTTAGCAACCTCACCCTTTCCTTTAGGGTTCATCGCAGCCACTAGCTGCTCTGTGGGACTCAACATATCTGGGATCAGGAGGTCCAGCTCATCTGAGGCTTCAAGCATCGCCTCATCCGGATCCGTTGCAACTACATCTATCCCAGCTTGAGTTGCCTCCGCTGCCAGTTCTTGCTCATCATCTCCGGGAGTAAACGCAGCCCGCCCACGGATAGGCGTACCCTCGGGGTAAGTATGGATAAGCTGCTGTCTTGTCGGCAGCTTCGCTGTCTGCCTCACACCCTCAAATTTAGTATATGCCCTTTGAACTTCTTCGCTGGAAGCAAGAGCCTCCTCGAATTCTCCGGGGCGCAGATCTTTTATTCCCCGGAGTGGTCCGAGCTTCCCTTGCTCTGTCATCTCAGCAATTCTCTGGGGAGGCATAGGCTGCGGGTTAACTGGACCGCCCGGTCCCATACGCCCCGGTCCCTCTGGAGGACGAACAGTAACGTTCCTTTCCATTCCCGGAATATTAAACGTATGCGTAGGGCCCTGCGCTCGATCAAAGCCGCCATCATCCGTTTTAGCAAGAGGTTGTTGATCTACCGACATACCCGGCCCAGTAAATCTAAACTGTGTGGCTTCGTCAGGGATCTCTACAAAACTCTCCCTTTGCTGAGTGGCCCCAGAATTCCTTGTTGCAAAATCCTCTACAAGTTCAGCTTCCCTGTTCCTCCGAACCTGATCCAAGAGAACCTTTTCAAACTCTTGGTAAGCAGAGGCCATCTCATCGCTATAGTAGCCCGGGTTTTGACCGATAAGTTTCTGGGCCTCCGGATCTACCTGTCGCTTCTTGAACTCGGTGTCGAGCTTAACTCCCGGAGCTTCACGCTTCCTTCGCTCCTCATTTTCCCTGTCAATGCTCCGTTGTTTTGCCGCATCCTTTTTATTCTCTGCTATCTGCGAATCAGTTAGCCTAACCTCAAACTGTTTTAATTCTCCCGGAGCCGTCGTAGCTTCCGGAGCCGCCGTAG